TATGGTGGTACTAATACTTCAAACATAATTCTAATTCTTTCAGAATCACAACACAAAGATGCATTGGTAGTAGATAAAGAAATCACCTTTATGAGTTGTATAATTCAAATAGTAGGAATTTTATGATAAAATTAGAAACAGATTCACTTGATGTACTAATAAGAACTCAACCAAAGTTAATGGTAATGTTTGGTACTGATTGGTGTGGCAATTGTGATAACTTAAAACCACATTTTGAATCCGTATCTGAATCATATAGAGAAATTCCATTTATATTAATTAATCCAGACAACTCACCAAAGAGTAGAGAATTGATTGATTTAACTAATATACCAATGGTAGTTGCTTTTAAACGAGGTAAGTTAGTAGCGAGTGAATATGGTGATAAACCAGAAAACGTTGATAATGTTTTATCAATTTTATTAGGATAATACAAATATTTTTCGTATATTTGTACAAATAAACTTTAAAAGATGAAATACCAACCTTACAAATATGACCCAAATAATCCTCTTAGTGATAAAGAGTTGGATGATTTGGGTAAAGTAGATTTCGAAGGATTCTTAGAATACTTAGATTCGAAAACAGAATATTTAAAACAATTTTCAAAACCACTTAGTTCACATCATACTAAGAATTTTGCTTCTTTATCATTAAAACAACAAGGTAAGGAAATTACAGATGAAGAACTAAAGAAGGCAGAAAAGATTGGTAGGGATAATGAAAACAAAGTTAGAGATAAGTTTGTAAATAAAGAGTGGAAACAAAAAGAAAGAGAAGTATTAAAAAAAACAGTTAAGAACGTAAAAACAGACCGTTCTCAATGGTTCGATTAAACAAATAAATTATGGCAAAGATTATAGGAATGAATAATGGTGGTGGAAATACACCTCCACCTCAACAACCAAAGATAGATTTATCCAAGGCAACAGAAATGAAATGTCAACATTGTGGTGGTACTGTGTTTATACCAGGTACTAAGTTCTTGAAGATTTCAAAGATAATAACAGGTACACCACAAGATGCAATCATACCAGTAGAATTATATCTATGTGGGGATTGTGGTGAAATAAACCAAGAGTTATTACCAAAGGAATTACAAAATAATAATGAGTAAAAAACTTTGGATATATGGTGATTCTCTATCAACAGATTACACACGAGTAATTGCTAAACTTGATGGTAAAACTTGGTACGAGTATCTATCAGAACACTTTGATTTAGAAATAAAAAACCACGCTAAGAACGGCCATGGTATTATGACTGTTGTTACGGAAATACTTACAACTCATCAAGAATGGAATTTGGATGATTTGATTATAGTTGGGTTACCAGATTTCTTTAGAATTAGTATTCCTCAAGTTGATAACACAATCACAATATCTGATTTACAAAATGACCGAGGTGATAAATTAAATCAGATAAATAAAGATATACAAGAAAATGGTTCAGAATGGGTTGATAATAATTCTAAAAATATTTGGAATGGGTTGGCATCAACTTTAACACATAAAAACATTAATACTTTTTTTGTACATAAAAAAGAAGGTGTAAATTCTTTTAATTTATTACACGATGGTGATGTAATTGATTGGATACTTGAAACACATTCATATATAACACCAAATGATAAACACTTTTCACCAAAAGGTGCAAAAGATTTTTTTAATTATATTTTACCTAAAATAAATTACAATGGCTAAATCATTATTTGACCACATAAAAGCGGTTACACAATTTCAAGACCCAAAGTATTGGGATAAACTTGAAGAAGCTGATAAGAAAACATGGAGTAATTATATGGTTCATCGTTTTCTATCTATGAATCCTGATTGGATACAAGTACTTTCAGAGATTCAACCTTATACACAAATACTAGAACCTCAACAATTATACCTAGCTTTAATTGGTATTCTCCCAAAGGGTAGACATTACTTAAAATACACAAAGGGGAAGAAAACTGATAAATATGAAGCATGGTTAATTGATTTACTTAAACAAGAATTTTCTTGTTCATCACATGAGGCAGAAGATTACTGTGAAATACTTTACTCAACTAAAGAAGGAAGAGAAAATATAAAATACCTATGTGAACGATATGGTATTGATAAAAAACAAATAACTAAGTTAAAATTAAAGCTCTAAAAATTTGGATTTCTCGATTTTTTTTCGTATATTTACATAGTAAATAGGTTAATAATTAAAATATAAAAGTATGTTAATAGTATTAGAATCGGTAGGAAGTGTATTTGACACAAAACAAGGAATAATTTATCCTCAACTAAAAGATGGTAGTTATGATAAAAGTTTCTCTATATCAATAGATGAAGAGGAAGTTGCTTCTGATTGGTGGGATTCTCTAAGTGAGGAGGATTTCAATGTAGTTAAATATGGAGTATCAACAGAATCACATAAAGTATAAATTATGGCTAGAGTAAGTTATTCACAATATGGAATGTATTCAACTTGTCAACAACAATATAAACTAAATTATATTGATAAGTTAGGAACATCCTCAGCAAACATCCACACAATTTTCGGTAGTGCAATGCACGAAACAATACAACACTTCTTAGATGTGATGTATAATGTAACTAAGAAACAAGCACTTCAATTGAATCTTGAGGATATGTTATATAAACAACTTGTAGAACAATTTACAAAAGAATCTGATAAGTTGGAAGAAGGAAAGTATCCTTGTACTAAGGAAGATTTGGGTGAGTTCTTTGATGATGGTAAAAAAATATTATCTTATTTCACCAAAAAATTAGATAAACTATATACTAAAAGTGGATTTGAGTTAATCGCTATAGAACAGAGATTGAATGCTGAGATTAAACCTGGTGTTCATTTCATTGGTTTTATTGATGTACTTCTAAAAGATAAAACTACACAAGAATATATTATCATTGATTTGAAAACTTCAACAAGAGGTTGGAACAAATATCAAAAGAATGATAAGGTAAAAACCTCTCAAATGTTATTGTACAAAAAATTCTATTCAGATAAGTATGATATACCATTAGATAAAATTAGAGTAGAATATCAGATACTTAAACGAAAGATTAGTGAAGATTATGAATTCCCTATCCCACGAATCTCAAAATTCGTTCCAGCCAATGGTAAACCTTCAATGAATATGGCTTGGAAAGGTTTTATGAATTTCGTTGATTCAGTATTTGGTGAAGAAGGTGAGATTATACAAACAGATTTTCCAACTAATAAAGGAAACCAATGTAAATGGTGTGAATTTAAGGAAAGAGGTTTGTGTTCAGCTTGGGGATAATTTTCTGTTTTATATATTTGTATATATTTATACATAAGAATAACATAAAAAATAGAGAGTTATGGCAGATACAAAATTAACAACAGTAAAGATTATAAAAGATATTTACTCAAAGTTTAAAAGAATATCATTTGATTCAAATATTACACTTCAAAAACTAGTTAACAGGTCAGTTAACAAATATATTGAGGATGATGATTTTCGAAATGAAATTAATAATTATCAAAATTTAAATGAAAGCGGCTCAGCTTTTTAAAAGGAGAAAATAATATGAGTGATACGAGTAGTGCAAGTGGTCCACAATTAAATTCATTAAGGGATAACTATAATAAATTAGTTTCTAAAAAGTTGTACTTGGCTAAAAGTAAAAAAGTACAATGGGAATCTAAACGAAGATTTTCAAATATCTAAAATTTTAAAATAAAGGTTAATGACAAAAAAGAAGAAAATTCTATTATTATCTGATGATTTGAGAATGTCATCAGGTATAGCAACTGTATCCAAAGAATTAGTTTTTGGTACTCTTGATAAATATGATTGGGTTCAGTTGGGAGCAGCTGTTAATCATCCTGAAAAAGGTAAAGAAATAGATTTGGGTGAGGATGCAAAAAAACTAAGTGGAGTAGAAGATGCTTCACTTAAAATCATTCCTTGGACTGGTTATGGTGATGCTAATATTCTTAGAGAATTAATCATGAGACACCAACCTGATGCAATTCTTCACTTTACAGACCCAAGATATTGGAGATGGTTATATGAAATGGAAGCGGAACTAAGACAAAACATTCCAATTCTATTTTATCATATATGGGATGATTTACCAGACCCTCACTACAATAGAGATTACTACGAAAGTTGTGATTGGTTAGGATGTATCTCAAGACAAACTTATGGTATCGTAAGTAGAGTTGGTAACCTAGATTCAGAAACAATCAAACCCTTAGAAGATTGGCAGGTATCTTATGTACCACATGGTATCAATTCTGATACATACAAGCCAGTTGAAGTACCTCAAGATTTTAGAAAACAAGTTCTTGGTGATAAAGATTACAAGTTTGTTTTATTTTGGATGAATCGAAATATCAAAAGAAAACAACCATCAGATGTTATTTGGGGATTCAAAAAATTTGTTGATGGGTTACCAGAGGAGGATAAAGATAAGGTGTGTTTAATAATGCATACAAATCCAAGAGACCAAAATGGTACAGATTTAATTTCTGTTGCAGATAGAATAGCACCTGGTTGTGAGATTAAATTCTCAACAGATAGAGTAAACCAAGAACAATTGAATTGGTTATATAATTTATCAGATTGTACAATTAACATTGCTGGTAATGAAGGATTTGGATTAGTAACTGCAGAATCGATTATGGCAGGAACACCAGCTATCATTAATGTTA